GATGATATTCAAATGCACCGGGCGCTGGAGACTGATTACTTTCGCCTCGTGACTAGGAGTTCTAGTTGCATAAAAGGCAAAAGTTACGACCGGGACTTCAGGGCGCATGGTGCGGTAGAACGGCAACGAATGATCTTGGCGTTTAGACCCCGAGATTTAGATGCGAAGTTGAGAACCATGCCTCTTATTCAGCACAAGGCCATGATTGAGTCTATTGCTGAAGGGAAAGAGACAGAAAATTACTCCACTTCGTTCCAGAAATCCTCGGGTGATATTGACAAGGGCGGCAAGATGACTGTGATGGCACAGGAGAACCTTGACGGCACTGGATTGGTTGACGAATCTGGTGCGGCGATTATAAAGACTTAAGGAGTTTAATATGGCATTTAATACAAGATATTTATACTGGGGTGTGAAGCCCTTGTACATGACCGAGGCAAGAAAAACTGCGTTGATTCTGCCAATTACTGCGGCGTATGGGACTCGACTTGGGATTAATGATCCCGTGATGGGTGTTACTGCGGGTACTTTGGAGAGAGCGGCTACTACGGGTGGTTCGTGGTTGGGAACGATTCTGGAACTTTTCAGAATCCCTGTGACTACGACTAGACTATATGACCATCGGGCGTTGACTCCAGTACAATATGTCCCTGCGACAGATGCAACGTATAGTTATTTGGCTCTGGTTACTACTGACCATCACATGTTCTATTCGATGCAAGAAGATGGTCTGACGAGTTCACTTACCATCGCTGGTATGTTTGCGGCGGCAGACCTGGTCTTCCCGACCGATTGTGATACTGTCACTGGCCAGTCCGCAGCTATGATTGATTCAAATACGTTTGATGCTACGACCACTAGGCCACTTCAAATTATTGCGCCATTGTCAAATTACTATGATATAGACGCTGGGCAATATACTGCAATCACTGCGGCAACTAACACCGCTTTGCAGTATGGTAAATTCATTGTTCGAAACGCTAATTCTCAGTTTAACAATCTGGCCGTCTCGTTGGCGTTTGCATAAGATAGGAGTTTAATATGGCTTTAGAAACTAGATCAAAATTTACGACAGTAACTGCGCCAGGACTTTTTGCGGTGGCCGTCGAGGAATACAAACGCTATCCTGAGATTTGGCGTGAGTTGGTAAAGGTTGACAAGTCCGAGAATATGTATGAGGAATGTGCGTATTTATCGGGTCTGGGCATTGTGCCAATCAAGGGTGAAGGCGATGCGATTGCGTATGATGCGAGGTTAATGGGTCCGACCAAGAGATGGACTCATGCGACTTATGCTCTTGGGATGCGGATTACTGAAGAAACCATCGAAGATGATCGCTATCGTGTGATGGGTGATGGGGCGAGGGAACTTGGTGTTTCGACCCGTGAAACTCGGCACATCAATGTGGCTGAGATTTTCAACACTGGCTTTGCTACGACTTACCATACCGCTGGCGACGCACTAGCCATCTTTAGTGGCGCTCACCTTCGGCTTGATGGCAAGACTTGGAGTAACTTGGCCACGGCCTCAGCGTTAAGTTATTCTACTTTACAGAATGGCATCCTTGCATTTGAGTCCCAAGTGGACCATCGTGGCAAAAAGATCATGCAGACCCCGATGACTCTACTGGTGCCTCCGGCTTTGGAATACAAAGCTATTCAAATTCTCCAGAACCCCGACCAGCCTGATACTGCTGAGCGGAATATCAATGTCGTGACCAAGGCTCGGCCTGGGATTAAGTTAGTCGTTTGGCCGTATCTGACCTCGGCGACTGCATGGTTCCTCATTGGCGATAATGCCAAGATGGACACTGGCCTGGTGCATTTTGAACGTGTTGGTGTTCAGTTTGGTAAAGAGGGCGACTTCGATACTGGCGATGCTAAGTTCAAGGTCCGGTGGCGGTCCTCGATTGAAATCAATAACCCGATTGGCCTCTATGGCAATGCTGGAGCATAGGAGGAAAATCTATGGCAACTAATTTTCCTCATGGCGTAGCATCTATGGGTGCTGTGTTAGGGCCGGTTGGGATTCCTGTAGGCGGGACGCATTATTATGTGAAGCCTTATTCAGGACTTGATGGCAATGATGGATTATCTCTGGATACTGCGGTCCAGACCTTGACTAAAGCTCAGGCTTTGGCAACTGCTAATAAAAATGATGTAGTCCATCTTATTGCAGAAAGTAATACTGCGGGATCAACTACTGATTATCAAGCAGCTCCTTTAATTTGGGCGAAAGATGCTGTGCATTTGGTTGGTGAGAACTGTGGCCCTTTGATGAGTCATAGATCACGAGTGGGAATTCTTTCCACTGCTACAACCTCGGCGATGTATGGTATGGTTTTAGTTTCCGCTAATGGCTGTTTATTTCAGAACGTTGAGTTTTTTGCTGGTATTGCAAGTGCCTACCCATTATATGCAGTTAAAATTACTGGGATGCGAAACCACTTTGTTAACTGCCATATTGCAGGTATTGGTCATGATACTATGGATGCAACTGGAGCAGCTTCATTGGTTCTTTATGACAGCCATGAAAATGTCTTTGATGGTTGTGTGATTGGTATTGAGACTATTGGTCGAGGCACAGCAGTTGTTTCCGAGATTCTGTTAGATGGCGTAACTGCCTGTCGTCGAAATGTATTTCGGGGGTGCTTGATTGTTGGTTTTTGTCAATCGGCTGGTAATTATACTTTTGTTACTGCTAGTGCTAAATGCTGTGAGGGTTTCTTAGTATTTGCTGATTGTATGATGCTGAATACTGGCACAGCTAAATCGGGTGGTGCAGCTATGACACAGGCTATGATTATTCCAGCAACTGCCAATGGTAATGTAATTCTTCATAATACTACTATTGTTGGTGCGGGTAATGTCAACTCGGCCGATGTGGGATTGATTCTTTGTGGTGCTGGTAGTGTTCCGAACAATGCCACCAAGACTGATTTGGGTCTTGCTTTAGTTACTACTAACGCTTAGGATAATTAACAATGCCCATTTATGAGTATAGGTGTAGCTCATGCGGCGAGGAATTTGAGGTGTTGGAGCTTCGGATAACAGAGGCTCCAACGTCTCAATGCCCTGAATGTAAAGGACTGGGATGGAAAGTAATGTCCCGTCCTGGATTATTTCATACGGTATTTGATCCGTCAGCGATTCATAAGTTGCCGACGTATTACGAACAGGAAGACCGGGCTGCGGAGCATGATGAAAAGATGAGAAATAGACAAAAGAAACCACTGCCTCCGCCGCTTGCAAATGATCGAGGACAGGGCATTAAGGTCTATCATAGTGATGGGTTAGGGCCGGAGCCTAAATAAGTTTGTTTATAATTTAAACGAATTTTCGTAAGGAAATTAGAAATGTACCAAACCATAACCGTCCACCCTAAGCAGTATCCCTATACGTCAATAATGGCTTCTCCGTATAATGGCGACCCCACAGGAACTATTGATTGTGCTGCTGGATTAACTGCATTGATGGCGAATATCTCTAATAGTGGTGAAATCCATATTCCCAAGGGCTCGTTTAAAATTGGAACTAATCTCACTATTCCAGTTGGAGTTCATTTAGTATTCGCCAAGGGAGCGTCATTTGCGATAGCTACGGGAATTGAGTTAACTATATCAGGTCCAGTGAGTTGTCCTTCCGGGCAGTATTGCTTTACTGGTGCAGGGAAGTTACTCTTAGGGGCTTCATTCAGTGCTGTCGCTGCTGAGGTGAATTTGGTTCCTGGAACTTGGTTTGTGTTGGATAATATTACTATTCCCGTTCAGATTACTTTAGTTCCACAACCTGGTGCCGTTCTTCAAATTGCTGATGCAAAGACTTTGCAGATTAATGGTGGTATTGAAGCTGGGAATTATCAGATTTTTAGCTGGGCCGGGACCGGGGCTATTAAGATCGGCACGGTGTCGATCCGTAAGGGTGTTTCAGAAGTAAATCCTGTTTGGTTTGGCGCCTTGGGTGGCGGAGTGGATGATTCAGCAGCCTTCCAGAAAGCTTTTGATGCTTCGCCCACGTCCGGCACGATTGACCCAGGGAAACATGGTCTGACCCTGGTGGTCCCCCCTGGTGAATATACGATAGCTGATGTCTCCATTCCCATGAACTGTTCCATAGTCGGGTCCGGGCCTACTTCCCAGACGCAGATCATCAGAAAATCCACAGCCACCTATGGCGCCCTGTATTTGACGGCTACGGCTCTGACGGCGGGGGACGGCACGGTGATCCGGGGTATCAGTTTTGAATCTGCCAACTCCGGCCTCAAGGCGTCTATCTACGTGTCCTCCTGGCCTTCCCTCTATATCGACGGATGCTGGTTTAACGGCGGGATCGGCGTGTTGCTCAATGGGGTGATGGACGCCAAGATCACGAAGAACACTTTTGATTCCGGCGACTATGGGATCTACTGTTACGGCGGGGCTGCGGGAACCGATACCAACGTCGTGATGGTGCGGGATAACTGGTTTCGGGCCACAACGGCTTGTATTTTTGCCGATAACCTGAGCAAGTCGCAAATTTCCGGAAACGAGTTTATGGTGGGTGGGCTGTATTCCACTACTAAATTTATCGCTTTTACCCCTGCCGTCTATAACGTGGTGCATAACAACCGGATTAGTGACAACTCATTTTATTGCTATGACACTACCTATTACACTCAGAAATGTGTGGATATCGGGACTAAATGCCGGAATATTTCAGTGAGTGACAATTCGGTTTATGGCTGGTTTTCATATTTCCTCTATTCGGCTGCTGATACCCTGGGAATATCCTGTCAGAACAACAACCTTGACCTTCTGGACGAGGATACCGGGAACTTTGCGATTGCCTATCCGATTCACATCGCCGGGGGCGTCCGGGCCACGGTCACAGGCAACAATATTGACGTGCGGCTGACTGATTCGGCCTTGACGTTCTATTCAGCCATATATTGTGCGGCCTCGGAGTCCATCGTGGACGGCAACAATATCCGGCTCAATTGGGATCACGCCACGACTGCCAAGACCCTCGCCACGCCCATCATTCAGATTGCTGGGGATAACTCCTCCTGTCAGGGCAACCGGATCACCCTGGAGGACACGACGGCTGTCCTTACTGTTACCTATGGGGTGCATACCTCGACCGGGATCACGGGTTGCCGGGTGCAGGATAATCAAGTAATCCTGGTCAATACTGCGGTTTGCACTAATCCGAAGTATTTTATCGATCCGCTTAATTATTCCTCAATGAATGATAATGTGCAGATTTCTGCTGATAATGGCAAGACCAATAAAACGCTCTACGCTCATCGTGACTCACGGGTCCAGAAATGGTTGACTGAGTTGACAGGCGAGGTGACTATTGCTTTGAGCGTGACCAGCGTTTTTGATGGGGCGGAGTTTTTAATCGTGAGGCCAGCGATTGGGGCATTTAACCTGGTCGTCAACAGCCATGCTCTGGCGGCCGGGAAATGGGCGCAATTCACATATGACCAGGCGGCGGGATTTATTGTCACCGCCGAAGGGAGTTTGACCTAATGGCGAATGAAATCAAGAAAGTTGAAATCGAGGACGGCGGGGCTAATGTAGCGGTGCAGTATGAGGTTGCCGGGAGAACGGGTATTTATCGGTGTAGCAGCGAGACCACCGCAGCCGACGTGAAGGCGGCAATCGTTGCTAAAGAATCTAAGTTAATGACCGCCAAGACCCTCGCCGATGATCTGAAACGTGCCCCGGCCCTGACGTTCCCTGAAGATGTGTGGGCCTTAATCATGTCCAGCGCCAACGTCGAGACGGAGATCATGGGGGGCTAAATGAATAATGACGGGAATGACCGTAACTGGTTTACTTTTTTCATGGCCTTATCGCTGGTCTGCCTGGGGTGTATCGGCGCCCTAATCATGATCCTCAACAACCAGCTCTGGTCAAAAATGGATCGGATGGTGTCCCTTTTCCAGGAGCGCAGCCGGGACGTAGGGTTGTGTATCGAGCGCATGAGCGACAAACTGGCCGAACAGCAGGGACAGATCCAGGCTATTAAAACTCGGCTGGATATGGAACGGCCCCCGGAGAGAGGCAAAAATAAATGACCCGGAAACCGCACCGGGCCATAAATCAGGTGGACACCAGGCAGTATATCCTTAAAGCCGACCACGTTAAAGAGATTGCGGAGAGAGAAAACCGGCATATCCTTGACTTGCTGGAAGAAAAAGAGAAGCAGTTAATCGAGTCCCGGCGGTTGATTGAGGAACAGATGCGAGGCTACCCGGAAATATTTCTAACCAAGGCCGAATATGAGAAGCAGCACCAGGGAGTAGTTGAAGATTTAAAGAGAATTGTCGCAATTTCCGCCACCCATATAACCCGGGAAACATTTGAACCTTTTGCAACGGCGGTGACTAAACTGGTCGATTCCAAGGATGTCTCAAAAAATACCATCTCTTGGTCTATCTCTGTGACGGCGATAGTGGTGACTGCTATTATTGGATTGGCTCACATACTCTGGGGGAAGATTCCATGATTACGGCAATCCTGGGAATAATCCTAATCTGCGGCGCTATTCTCTGGCTCTGCTACTGGCTGGCCAAGGGGATTTTTGGGGAAGATAAATTTTGGGAGGATTAATGCCTGACGAACTGGTGAAACGCTATCTGGGCCTGATCTTCGTTATTGTCTCTCTGGTCACGGTGGTGATCCTGGTGGCCCTGCCGGGGTGTAACCCAGCCCTGGCTAATACCGTCGTGGGGGTTCTGCTGACCTGTGTCGTGACCATCATCACTTACTATTTCGGCACCTCTGAGGGCAGTCGCCGGAAGTCAGAGCTGATTCAGGACATTGTTAGAAAGGAGGATTGCAAATGACCTGCTTCCCCCACAAAACAGCCGTTGACCTGGCTCTACACGCCGCTGTGAAACTCCTGGAGACAATGACCCTGGATGCTATTTGCGAGAGTCCAGAGGCTCTTGAACTGGCCTATAGCCTACACCTGGCCGGTTGCACGATTCATGGACAAGACTTGGTAACCTGGGAAAATAAGAGGAAAAAATATGAGCCAAACTGAGATCAAAACGCCATGTTGGAAGCCAGGATTAACGGTAGAAGAAGAAAGAGACATTGCCTATCAGGAGCGCAATTTGCTTGCTCTTTATATGGCTGATGGGTGGTATTTTGACACTGATAATAATTGGGAAGGTTGGAAACGGGTTTTAAGTTGTGCTGATGGTCGTATGTGTTTTCATATTCCAGATGATTTTCCTATTGGCGATCTCAAACAAATTGAACCTAACTGGGATGGTCATACCACAGAAGAAAAATGGAAGTTTGTTTTAAAATGTGTAGGAGCAATAGAATGAGCCAAACTGAGATCAAGGCATGGCAGCAACTTATCGGTGTTGACCCGGACGGCGACTTCGGGCCGGTGACCCTGGCGGCCTCGACGGTGATTTATGAACGTAGCCTACAGGATGCTGGACTTCCCAGCGGTCAGCCGGTCCCTGCGGCAAATAAGACCCCCTGGATGGACGTGGCCAAGAAAGAGTTGGGCCAACACGAGGTCCAGGGTGGGGAGAATCCCAGGATACTTGAGTATCTCCGGTCAACCTATATCGGCGCACCTGGGAATCAGGAAGATGAGACTCCCTGGTGCAGCGCCTTCGTTAATTGGTGTTTGCAACAGGTGGGCATTAAAGGCACCCGGAGCGCCTGGGCCAGGTCGTTTGAAACATATGGCAAGAAAATGACTGGACCTGAAGTTGGCTGTATCGTGGTTTTCGACTGGCATGATGGCACCGGCCATGTGGGGTTTGTCACGGGCTGGACCGGCACCACCGTTACTGTGTTAGGTGGAAACCAGGCCGATTCAGTGTCCTTGGCAACCTTCAGTCGGCGCAATGTTAGCGCCTTGGTGTGGCCATTATGAGCGATGAGACCAAACTGATATTCTGCCCTGCCGGGCCTCACGCTTTTACTCTGGAACAGGCTTGGAACCAGGATAAGTCTGCCTGTGTTCATTATATTGACGGGAAGAAAATCATTGACCTGGCCTGCCCGGAGTGCGGAGTCCGGGTTAAGGAGGAAATGAAATGAGATCAAAAAAATACCTGTGGATAGTTTATCCCTTTCTACTGTGGGCCTTACTCATCGGCGGCTGCGCCAGTATGCAGAAGGTTTCTAATCAAATCTGCAACCCCACGGCTGAGGAAAAAGCCACGGCCGATGCCATGCTTGCGGCTATCAATGCGGCTCAAGCGGCGGCTGGGATGTTCCTACCGCAGGCCAATATTATCCAAGCATCCACGGTCTTGAATACAATCCGGGCCGGGGGGTGCTTCCTGATTGCTGAGCTGGCCGATGCCTTTAAAGTGGTCGATGCGGCTAATGTCTCTGTCCAACCAAAGACTAAATCCCTGGGGGCGGCTAAGGCTCCGGTCCTCTTGCCGGAATACCCGGCGTTAAGGAAATTTGTGAGGTAAAAATGAACATTGAGATTGAGTTAAACATGGGCAAAGGAAGTGTATATTTATATGGATTTTTCTTTTCGACTTTTGCTGAGTGGTTTGTTGAGAACACTGCTGCTAACTGGTTTGAGTAGGGGAACTAAATGGGCACACTGACAACTAATAAATTTGCATTGAAACCACCTTGGGCTGATAGTTCTGCGGATGCGACGGCGTTTGGCACGGCAGCAGATAAACTGGATACTCGCTTAGGCACAGTGGTTTATGTTGGAGATCCGGTTATCACTGCCGGCACGACTCTGGCCCACGCCATCACGTATATGAACGCCCTGTCCGGTGGTGGGACTCTGGTTATTCCTAAAGGTGCCCATGCTATTGCAGCTGATACCTCGGTTGATGCCGACGTGACACTGATGCCATTGCCAGGGGCAGTGGTAACGATTGCCATAGGAGCCACCTGGACGATCCTGGGACACGTCGTGGATACGATGAGCCAGTGGATCGTGGATAGTTCGGCCAATCTAACGATGGGCATTAAATTCCCTCGGGGCTCAGTCGAATTTGTCAGGCCGGAGTGGTGGGGGGCTAAGGGTGATGGTCTCGGAGCAGCGCAAGCCACGGCGAACACAACGGCGTTTAATCTGGCTTGTAATTGTGGCTCCGGCTATTGTGCGCCGACTATTCAATTGTCCTCCGGGGCGTATTATCTGGACGGAACTGTGGCTATTACCTATGACGGCCAGGTGATACAAGGGACCGGATGGCAATATCCTGCCAGCAAGGGCGGAACTGAGGTTATAGCAATCTCCACTTTAGCTACTCACATGTTTACAGTAGCGGTGACACGAACCAAATTTTTCAATCTAAGTATAGTTGGCAACGCTGAGGCTATTTTTGGCATTAGTGCTACTTCTGGTGGATCATATGGCACTATTGCTAATTGTCTGTTTAGGAACTTTAGTGGGCCGGGCGTCTCTATAGTATCCACCAATATCTGGCACATCTCTAATAACATATTTTCCGGTGGCCAGGCGGGGTCCAGTGGCATTTATGCTGATGGTTACGACTCCACGATTGTCAATAATTTCTTTGAGGGGAATGGGATTGGCACTCCTGGTGGTGGGTCGTCAACCGGGTATGGGGTGTTTATAAAAGGGTCAGGACTGATTTGCGCCAACAACTGGTTCTATGATCTGCGGTATGCCATATATAACTCCGCTGGGGCCAATGCTTCGCAAAACAATCAGATCATGGGAAACAATATCCGGGATTGTGATTATGGTATCTATGGCTCATTCACCAGGTCTTTACTTGCAAATAATCAGTTTTATGATGTCTGGAATTGCGGTATTCACCTGGGAATTTACGGCTACAATAACATCAACGGGAATCAGTTTATTCACTATACGGCTGGCTGCCGGGGGGCACATTATTATCGTTATTCTGGTGAGCCTGATACCTTTACCGGCAATACCTATTATGAGTATGGGTCTCTCCGGGGCGTTCCGGCAGAGGCTTATCTGACTTATCCTATTATTAGCGGAGAGGTGCCGTTTCTGGCCAACAACACCACCCGCCGGACCATCGCTCCCAGCGCCACTGCTCCTAAGATTGAATCTCTTTACGGTCACAAAACCCGGAACAATGCGGCGACAACTATAGCATCTCTGACCACCGGGGCCAACGGGAAGATCGTGGACTTGCTGTTTGGCGACTCCATGACGACGATTGATTTTACCGAGACGTTGATGTACGGGAACAAAGGGGTTGATTATGTTTCGACTCCCGGCGACCGGATGATTGCCACGTATAGAGATGGAGTTTGGCAGTGTAGAATTGAGGGCATCAGCGAGGGCATGACCCTGGGGGCCGAACTGGTTACTAATCCAACAATATATCCGGGGTTGGATTCGGAGTTGGTAGTTGACGGCGCTTTTACCGGCGGTATCTCTGCCAACTGGACGGTTGGGGACGGCTGGACTGGGGCCAGCAATCAGGCAGTCCATGCGGCCTATGGCGGCACCGCAGCCTTGAGTCAGACCATTGGCGGCGGATTGACTGCTTCTGGTTACTATGTATTGACGGTCTATTGTAATTTTGATTCTTTTTACCGCCCGGCTTTGACAGTGAACCTCGGCAATGTTGCTGGTGTGGTTCACAATACCCAGCCATTTAGAATGTGTGACAATGGCACCACCAGGCGTTTCTGGTTGCAGGCGGGAACGGCTACCAGTCTCTTAGAGTTTTTACCCACACAGTCGTTTGTGGGGATCATTGATACTGTCAGCCTCAAGAAATTGACAGTTCCGGCGAATTGGACCTTAAACGGCACGGGTGAGTGGGTTTCGGCCTGCGATAATGATACCTGGGGGCTCAAACACGTTACCGGCGTCGAGACGGCAGTGGCGGCTACTGCTACAGTCTCCGCAGCCTCGGTGTATCTGGTGACTCTGGAGATTTCCGGTATGACTTTGGGGAACCTGACGCCTACCCTGGGAGGGGTGGCCGGTGCAGCGGTAACAGCTAACGGCTATAATTACCAGCGGATCACTGCCGGGGCCGATGGGGATTTGACTTTGACCCCCTCGACTGATTTTAACGGCCTGATCCGAAACGCTTCGGTGAAGTTGATTAGTTAGTCTATAAATTAATCTCTATGCGTTCATTTTTTGAACGAGTTAAAAATCTTTAGGAGTCTAAAATGCCTGATACTATTTTAGTTGGAAAGAACATGACTATTATCTCTGATGGATCTCCAAGCAATTTTGACAGCACAACTTATTTCCCTGGAGAGATTCTATTAGCCGCTGTGAAACTTAAAGGAACCGCAAATGACCATGTTGTTATTCGTCATGGCTCGGGAACTGGTGAAATCATAAGTGATTTTATTGACCTTACAGGAGCAGGTGCCAAAGACACGCTTAAGCCTCCGCTATGGTGCAAACCCTATATGCTTGCGAGTGAGTGTACTTTGACCAATGGGACACTTGTTGTTCTGGAAATGGCGTAGATGGTTTGTTTATAATTTAAACGGACTGAAAGACAATTATGAAACACACGATTGAAATATTTGACCTTAGTGGTCTTAATGAATCTCCAGTCTCTGGCGACTTTATCATTTCATCGAATAGGGACTTTGTCACTCGGGGCGTAACCACAGCGTCTATTATTACGAATGGAAAGTCTGGAATTAGTGGCACTGTCTCGGCAGTGACAGCAAGTAAGATAACTTCGACAGGAATGATGTTCAATCCTGGAGATCCATTTCACGTGACATTAGCAGTTGGTTGGATATTACAGAACGCAGATGTTCCAGTGATTGAAGTAGAGTGTAATGTCTGTGGCTTTTGCTATCCACAGAAACAACTTACTAAGGGCCGCTGCAAAACTTGTATTGACAAGGAGTAATTAGATGCCTCAGTATGTAGATTTTTATGCTATGAATCTGGGCGAGTTAGAAACTGAGGTGTTGAGAAAGCTGTGGATTAATACCTTAGAAGACACTAATGGATGGTCTCCAGATTCGGCGTTTGTTAAATATTCTAGGTATCGAGTTGATAAGAAGATTAACCAAGTTTACTCTGATCTCGTTACTATGACAAAGGCAATTAAGACCTGGTTTATTCTGCCACTTTTGGCTAACTATACTGAGTACCCAGTTCCACAGGGTGTGTTTGATATTGAATCGGTTTATCTTTTTAACTCCGCAACTTCTTATTCAGAGTTGAAGGTTTATGATCTTGGTTATATTGAAGACTCATTAAGCGCAGGATGGAGAGGCTATCCATCAGTTCCTCAATATGCGTATGTTGGAAAGAATCAAGGGATGAATGTTAATCTGGGAATTGCTCCGGCGTCGAAGACCTCGGCATCTGCGGTAACGATTGCAGCAGGGGGTTATACCGTTACGAGACCATTTGGCAGTGTTGATGGAATTTATGGTTCAGCAGCTCCAGGCTCCGCAACGATTACTTATGTGGATTCTGAGGGCCAGAACTTTGTGACTATGGGTTTGGTAGTGGGTCAGAAGATTCTAAACATCACTAATGATTTACTTGGAACTGTGGTTTCTATTGGAACAACCAATACCACAAATGACACCATTGTCACGGATTTGACCTGGATTCCTGAAGACGAAATGAGAATCTTGGCGGGAGATTCAGTTAGGTCTCTGGCAATTACTGCACAGGAAGCGTCGTATATTTTATCTGCTGTAAAGGGTTCGATGCCAACTCCGGGGATTACTATGGCTGCGAATAACTTATTGGTCTGTGGCTATAGCCAGCCGGTTAAGTTGGTTGAGTTATATCAATACCCTGAGGTCAATCCTTTGTTCCATGCTGGAATTGCCCTCGGAGCCGCAGCTATGTTAGGCAAAGAAGAGCCGCCGGACTCTCCTGAGTTTGCCCAGGCCACGACATACGAAGCTGATTATCTTAAAAATGTTGGTTCTCTAAGCACCTTCATGGCCGATCAATACTCCCAGGGCGCACAAATAATTAGCAGGGTAAAATAATGGGTTTGATTACTGTTTCCAATATAAGCGAAGGCATCAATGTCAAACTCGATCCGTCTGTGATACCGGATGGTGCTGTTGCTGATTGTGTGGGGTTTGATGTTATTGCGGGAGGACGACTGAATACCTCTGGAGGAATTGCATTAAATGATATAAGCGATTTGTTACCGAGTAAAGATATTGACTGGATGGAGATTAGGTATATTGGATCGGTTAAATATGTCTTGGTGTCAACTTCTGAGGGACTTTATAGCAATGGTGTTTTGATTTCAGCAGCCATTACTGGTCGATTTAGATCAGAATCTTTTTTAAATAACATTTATATTGTTAACAGTACCGCTGCGATTAGATACGATGGAACGACCTGTTACCAATGGGGCATCGACCCACCGACAGGTATTCCAACTATTGCTCCGGGAACCCATCTCTCAACAACCATTCATACTTTTGAGACGATGGCTACGTGGATTGCCAATGCGAGCACCTTAACGGTCGCTGCGGAGGGAACGATTAAGAAGCAAGGTTCCTATTCCATGAAGGCAACAGCGGCAATAAGCACTTCGGGTTATAGCTATGTTACGGCCTCGCTGGATTTGACAAAGTTCTCCAACGGAACAACTTCAAATGAAAACGATTATATTAGCTGCCAGATTTATATTGATGATTTGACCCATCTGGAAGGCGTTTCATTTGTCTTTGATACTGGAGATGTTACTTTTAAAACAGATACTTTTACTTATGACTTGCTTTCTCCGACTGTCTTAGGCACTCCTCAGGCTATAGGTTCTGGCCAAACAGCTAATATCTATGGTGAAGATACTCTTTCTGATATGAGTGGTTTTACTTCATGGAACGATTTTGTCAATCAAACTAGTTCAAAGACCTCATCTTTGGTGTTAACAAGTGGCGGTTTCTCTACTATTGATTCTGAAGTTGGCGATCAAACTTTGACTGTTTGGAAAACCAATCCATTGTTTCAATTAAAGAGCGCTACATGGCAGGAATTGAGAATCCCCAAATCTATGTTCACTTGGGCAGGAGCAGCAGATTGGGCGACAGTGAAGGGATTAAAGATTAAAGTAACTGCCAATGATGCAGGCGCAGTTAATGTTTATTTTGACGACTGGAAGATGATTGGTGGCAGTGAATTAAGTGGTACTTATTGGTTTATGTATACGTTCTTCCGGGGTGATAGTAACAATACTGTAATTCACGAATCGCCTCCGGCTATTGCAAATAGGTTATATGTAATTAGTGAACCAGTTGTTTTCGACCGCCATCCATTAGTTTATTCAGCTCGTCCATTGTCTACTGATCCGCAGGTTACGGGTGGAAACATCTATGCCACGGGCGAGGACTTGGGAGATTTTTGGCTGATTGCTTCAGTATTGGATAACACGACAGTTACTGATACAGTCTATGGCTGCGAGGGTGTGAGGATTTTAAACTCAAAGCATAATTTCCCAGCCCCACCTGGAACCGATTTAATACTTTTCAAGAATAAATTTTGGATGATTGGTGATCCCAGTTATCCAATGGTTATGCGGACGTCTGATATTTTAGAAGATGGGACTTTGGCTCCAGAGGGTTGGCCGCCCAGGAATGGCTATGAATTGTCAGGTAACCAAGGTGAACTTCTCAATGTTGATATTTTAAACGAGACAATATCGGTCAAAGGAAAGTTTGGAGAATGGAAAGTTGACACTACTGACCCCACTGATTTTCTCCAAGTAACTGCTAAAAAGGTTTCGGACTATGGTTTATTAAGCCAGGATGCTATTGTTCGGCTTCCTGCGGAACATATTTATCCTTCTAAAAGGGGGTTCATTAGGACGACTGGCTCGACGGCTTCGTTTATATTCCCAGAATTAGAACCTTTGATTGATAGTAATATTGATTTAGCCATGGGAGTCAATGCAGGTCTGGTTAGTTATTTTACGTATAGGACTAATTTATTAGGCGACCGTACAGCCAAAATAGATTTATACAACGGCAAACCAAGATTCACCAACATCAACAATGTATTGTTTAATCAACTGTCTTTTGATCCGCTGACTGATAATGTTTATTGTCTATATGGCAAAGAGATTGGAATTTTAGATTCAGGAACTAAGAATGAATTTATTCCAGGCGGCTTGCTTTATGCGTATCTGAAATCGAGAACATATCAACCTGGGAATGTAGTCGGCTGGACGTGTGTTGCATTTAGGCATAATACTGGAGGCGTTTGGTATCGTCTTAATTTATGGGTCGAAGGCACATTGGCTGCTATGTTTCCATTTAAATCCAATGCGGTCACTGAGCAATACTTTAGATTTGGCCCTTATTCTGGTTATGATTTTTACTTTGAGATTGTTGGGGATTATGATGTTCCAGGTCAGATTATATTTCCAATAAGGATTTATCACAGTGGAAAATGAACTTGAAGCTAGGGTAACTAAGAAGATTAATGAGTTAAAGAGGGAGTTGGTGAGTATTCAGAATCAACTTCAATCCATGATGGTTCAGTTATGTCGAGCACCTGGTTCTTCTTACGTGAGAAAGACAGATACTTTAGATCATGGAGCCCTGTCTGGTCTGTCCGATGACGATCATGGGCAGTATTTGTTATTGGCTGGTAGGGCTGGTGGTCAGACAGTTATAGGTGGCACAGCTTCGGGGGATGATCTTACTTTACAAACAACATCTAATGTTACCAAGGGAAGTTATATCTTCTCTGAAATGACCACGGTAGGTTATTTAAAGAACTCTGTTGCTGGGGTGGTAACAGGTGGGAATCTTGGAGATTTACCCACGGGGTCTATAATTGGCTGGACAGGATTTCTTACTGATTGTCCTACAGGTTTTGCTGTTTGTGATGGAACTTTGGGAACACCTGATTTAACAGCGGAATTTATTCTGTTATAATAGAACTTTAGGAGACTAAATAAATGGCTCGCACGGTAGCAGTAACTAAAAAGACAGTGGAGCAGACCGGCCCGCAGAGATATGTCATCACGTTGAACCTAAAATATTTAGAGGATGGAACAGCGGCGGTGTTGATAGATAAGGATTATCCACAGGAATATCTCTACGGCGAGGCACCGAGTATCTATGTTGCCAAGTGGAAAGCCTCTATGCAGGATGATATTGCCAAGTATAAAGCTCAGGAAGCGGTTTTTAACAATGCTCTTTTAACCACGGCTGTCAGTAATATCCAGGCCGGATTGGTGGTGTGAGATGGCTCTGACTAAAGCAGCAGGACTCATGACGGCAGCAGAATGGACGGCCCTGGCCTCTGGGACCGTTGTGGTGGCAGGGCAACTTGACGTTTCAGATGCCTATGAAACAACCTTGGTAATTCAGGCAATGTTGGATACTGATGCGACTGCCCACGTTGGGACAGAATTTATTATCCAGGGCCGGGCGGCAACGACTGACACGAACCGAGACTGGTATGACATTTGCCGGTTTGTTGATCTGGTCAATGCGGCTCCGCAGCTTATCGGGATTGCTGAGACGGTTGATACTAATGAAGAGCGAGTGACCGTTGACGAGAATCCCACGACACTGATTACCATCGGCACAACTGACAGTCCCCTGCCCTGGGTTGGTGTCGAGAATACCGGAGATGTCCTGTTATCAGAAATGGTAATGGCAACCGACGGTGATGCTGATGAAATCTGGTTGCTCACCTCTAACGAAGCAGGCACGGAGTATCTGGAAACGGCTCAGGCAGATGATGACAGCCTGTGTAACGTGGCTATTTCACGAGGCATAACTATCGGCATCGGGCATTATAGATTGAGAGTGGTAATCAATAATAATTACGACGTCAACGGCAACACCTTAAATTATCGTATCAAATACATCAAGGTAACGGCCCTCTAATGTCCCGTTGGCTGCAAAAACCACCGTTAGGAACGCAGATTGATTGGAGCAATCCGCTGACGCAGGGGCTTGTGGGTTGTTGGCTGTTTAATGAAGGTTCGGGAAACCGAGTTTATGACACTTCCCAAGCGTTCCCTGGGTATTATGGCGACATTGTCGGTCGGGATGCAGGATTCTGGAACTTGGGGGATAAGGCTGACTTTGGAACCGGGGACGGACAGTATGTGAAGGTTGGCTACTGGCCTAACTATCCAGTTTTTTCTGTAGTTATGAAAGTAACTCTTCCTGATGTGGCAGGAAATACTTATTTATTTCATGCCAGCGATTCTTGGGTGTCAAATTATGCTTTTCATATTTATCAAGGAGCTGCAGAAGAAATATTCTTTCTCGCCAAGGTTGGAGGTTCTTCAAAAACTATCCAAACTCCAGCCCTAACTATTGGCAAGGAATATATTATCACTTGTTTAGCGGACGGAACTAATATTGGTATTTATTACAACACCTCAACTGTCACTCCAGTCGCTGCTGGGCCGATAGATGGCTATAGTCGAAATTGTGCCATCGGAGCCAGAGCATATAATAGTTTTGGGGGGTTTGACTATATCTGGCCTGGGAAAATGGATTTCCTTTATCTCTTTAATAGAGCAATTTCACGGGCCGAGCATAATAATATATTAGTAAACCCCTACCAAATCCTAACCTCGCCGAGGAGGATGTGGTTAAGGCCGAGTGGGTTTGTAACGGTATTGGGAACCATTGCGGCGACCGCAGCAAACGTAACCTCGTCAGAGTCTGGCAAGGTTAAAGTCTCTGGAACTGAGGCGGCAACCTTAGCAGCGGTAACTGCGGCTGAAACTGGGACCGTAAAAATTGCTGGCAGTTTAGCCGCAACACTGGCACAGTTAGTTAGTGCTGAAACCGGCGGTGTTAAGGTTGCCGGGACTCTGGCCGCTGCACTATCGCAATTAACTGCGGCTGAAGTTGGTAAGGTCAATATCTCCAGCACGATAGCTGCCTTATTATCTCAATTGACTAGCGCCGATACCGGCCGAGTGGCAATATCAGGGCATGTAACAGCCAATCTACTTGCTGTAACTGCGGCTTTGGTTGGGTTGAATGAAGGTTACTTGGCTATTAATGGCAGCATGTCTGCGACTCTGCCGATTGTAGCAGCTTTAAATAATGGCGTCGTAAAAATCAGCGGTGGCATCGTAGCCACAGATGCGGCAGTTGTTGCCTCGTTAGTTGGCACCAGTGGCAGCACTAATTATAAACTTTTCTATATTATGAAATTGTAAGGAGACAATAAGATGGCAGTATCGTTTGTTTTATCAACTTCAGGTAGAACTGTCTTAGCCGCAGCGTTATTAGCTGATTTAGCTGGTGGGACTTTAGTTATTACAACTGCTGCCGATGGGGTTTTGGCAACAATACCTTTGGCAAGTCCAATAGGCACTGAGTCGAATGGAGTGATAACTCTTACTACTGCTGCTATGACGGTTGCTGCGTCAGGAACCGGAACAGCAGCTAAAGGAAAGTTTTACTCGGTTACACCAACACTGAGAGCTACAGCCAATGTTGGTCTTGCAGCAGATACTATGACTATTACTTTAGATAATCTGAGTATCAATGCGGGTCAGACTGTTACAATTACTTCGGGTACAATTACTGTCCCGGCTGGAACGTAAGACATAGCATAACACCAAAAGGACTTCTATGAAAATCAAAGTTCGGAGAGCGAAAGTTTCTGACATTCCGCAACTTGTAGACAAAATGTTTAGTTTCTATTCTATTCTTAAAGAGCGTGGAGCGAAGGATATTAATAGAGACGATAGTGTATTAAGAGGTGGGATAACAATTGAAGTGGGCAATGGATTCAATTCACCTAACTGGTTTTGTGTCTTAGCAGATAATGAAACAGAGATAATGGGATTCTTAGTTGGTGTCTTGGAGTTCTGCTCGCCGGTGTCTGAAGATATGAAATGCGTTAGGGTCCATGCGATTTATTTAGACAACGATTCTTTTATTGGGCCAAAGATTCTCACAGCTATGTGGAAAGAACTGGATGACTGGGCGGTTCTATGTGGCGCCGGTCATTACTATGCCAATGTTCATCCAGGGAATCAACCATCCATCCGGGCAACAAAAGCTTGTGGCTTTAAACATCACTATACACAGTTTTATCGGCCAGTTGGCAAGCAATCTGAAAGGGAAATTGAAGGAGATTAAAATGGGCGGAGGCGGTAGCAGCGGGACTTCGGGTACTAGCGGGACTAATTTATATACTTGGAAAGATATTTTGCCGCCCTGGATTCAATCAGGACAGAAAGCGGCATTGCCATATTTGATGAGCAGAGCGCAGACTGGGTTGCTTCCGAGTGAAGAACGGAGTCTATGGGGTGGAGTGAAGGGATCGCTTGAATCAGGGTCGATGGGAGCAGGGAAAGAGCTTTCTCGGATGCTGGCGAGTAGTGGCATTTCTGCGAATAGTCCTGCGGCTGCGGGAGGGTTTGCAGATTTGGCATCGGATAAAGTAACGGCCACTTCAAAGGCAGCATTGGACTTTGCGAAGACTAAAATTGGAGCGAGAGATACTTCCATTGGTCAATTGTTGACAGCTCTCTATACACCACCTCCGGTTGCAACAAGTCAATGGTCTAATCAGACTGGTGGTGGAGGGAAATAAAATGGGATCTGATTGGTTTGATCTTTTTAATAATAGTTATCTCGGGCAGTTTCAACCGTCGGGAGAGTTTAAGAGACCTGAGTTGGGGACCAACAGTGTTTTCAATCCGGACGATTCTTATGGGGCTAATATGGTCCGAGGTAGTCAGAATCAGAATCCGTCGGCGAATAGAGATTCGGCCAATGCTTTACAAGGAATGTTTGCTCCACAGCCGAAAGGCTTAAATACCAATCAAAGTATGCCATCGGCTGAGAGGTTTAAACAGATGATGGGCTTTGCGAATCCGGGTGGAAACTTTAGTAGCAACATGGCCGCAGCCGGAGCGGGGTCTGGACTGGCGAATATTATTTCTAAACTTGGCAGTGAAAAGGCTGCTTATTTTGCTCCGGGCGGAGGGCCGATTACTCCAGCGGCAGGTGTTCCATTGGATGAGTTTAATGTGGGAACTGTGTCTGATAGTATTACTTCAGGAGACTTTATGCCGGGGCCGGGAACTGCTCTTAGCTTTTTACCAATGGCAGGTAGGACTATTGGTGGTGAAACTGGGTCGACTATTGGTCAAGGTGCTAAGTTAGCAGGTGAAGCTGGATTGGCTATAGCACAGCCTGAGGTTGGTGTTCCTATGTTGACGGTTGATGTGTTGAAGCAATTGATGAGTAGGTTATTTTAACGGGGTATACTATGGGATCATTCACTGGAGATATATTAAGACTATTGGCTCATCAGGGGTTGCAGACTGGGGGGCAGTTGCTTGGAAACGCTTTGGCTATTCCTATGAAAAGCAAAGCAGATATACAGGAATATTCAGCTAAACAAAACTGGGAGGCTTTAAAAACGGCTTCCCCTGAACAGGCTTTGTCTGTAGCAGCTCGATTAAAAGAGTTAGCTGGTGGGAAAGATGTTGTTGCTATGGCTCCAACAGGAAAGGTTCTTGGTCCAACTGGGGAAAGACTTGCCATGACTCCAATGCCTGGAGCTCCAGTTACTCCAGAGATGGGAGTTGTGCAGCCACCAATTAGTGCTGAGCAGGCATTGGGCGGATATTTCCAACGGAACCCTAAAGCTATGGATGCGTATGTAGGGTTGAAAACAGGAGCAACTGAGACTCTTGCACAGCAGCATGCTGATGAGAAGCGTGGACTTATGATTCAAAATAAGCAAATCCAAGACGAAGCTAATAATTTACTCAAACAACAAGGACTAGCTCATCAGGAATATAAGATCGGTATGCTTGGGGAGTTAGGACAAGCAAAGAATGAGATTGCTATTGCAAAAATGCAACAGTTAATGCAAGAGTTTGACCACAGAAAAGCATTAGGAACCCTAACCGAAGCTGATAAAGACCAACAGCAGTATTTAATTAGACTTCGAGAAGCCAGAGACAAGGCAACAAGTGATAAGATCGATCCCAAGATGGCAGTAATAGAAGGTGATGCTCATAATGCCTTGTTAAGAGAAGCTCGTGATAAACATCCAAAAGCCTTTGCTGGTATGCCTGAGATTCCAATAGCTCCAAAAGATGTATCGGCGTTTGGTGGAATTTTTGGATCGAAAATGGAACGGAGAATTGATCCTAATGCGGTTCCATCGGTGGGGGCTCCTGCCGCAGCGTCTTCAAGTGGAGGTGTACCAAAAGGCATACCTAAAACAGGCACAGTCCAAAGTGGACCAAATGCAGGCAAACGAAAATTAGTATATCCTGATGGGACAGTACTTTATGAAGACATTAAATGATGAGATTGTTGCATGGGATGCTGCGCCTGAGAGTGGTTTCATTTCGCCAATTAATGGAGTCATGGGCAGCGGTTTTAATGATACACGAGATGGTGGTAATCGAATCCATCATAGTGGCGACATCAAAGCCCCTCCTGGAACAGAATTTGTTGCGCCTATGGCACTTAAGATTACTGAAGTCCGAGATCAAATGAGCGATGCAGCAGGAGGCATGGTCTGGGGAACCGATGAACAGGGACGGTTACATAAGTTTATCCATGTGGTTCCAGGGGTTAAGAAGGATGATGTTGTTAATCCAGGTCAACCATTAGGAGTCTTGTCTAATATAAAAGGATCCCATCTCCATTATCAAATTAAAGATCAGAATGACAATCCTGTTGACTGGACCAAGCACTTCAAACGAGGAGACGCCTTTCAGGTTCCATCAAGCATGGTAGCAGGTCCAGCAACTCCAAGTGGAGTGCGGGATACTTCTCCACTGAAACAGGGTGTAATTAGTAAGGCTATGCCTGAAGAAGTTCAATGGGATGAAGATGTTAAATGGGATGAGCCAGTAGCGGCGCAGCCAAGACAACCCAATCTCTTACAGAACGAACTAAACGCAGGTGATCCATTGGCTGCTTTAGGTGGAGGTCTACCGAAGCAAAGTGGGATTGATCTTTTAACCCCGGTAGCAAAAGCAACCGAAGCAGCAATTAGTTTGCCAGGTAAAATTGCTGCACCCTTTGTGAATAAAGCAGCTAGTTTGATTCCTGAAAGTTCTGTTTATCCCAGCGAAGTCATGGCGGATGTAGCCGCAGGTATTACACCTCGATCGTTAAGTGAAGGTGCAACTTTACCTGGTCGAGAAGTTGCCAGAGTTGCCGGGCAAGTTGGCGCAGAAACTTATTTATTCAATAAGTTATTCAAATTACTGGAAGGCCAATCAGCATTATCCAGGTTACGACCCACTGGAACTACAACACCAACAACTGCGGAGCCAACTCTCGATCTTCTGCCAGCTCAAGCAGAGTTAAGATCTTCCTCTGGTAGCCAAGCGGTGTCTCAATTAAGTGCAGAGAATGCTGAGATTCAAAGGATTTATGACCAGCTTCACGGTTTATCTAAATCGCCATTTAGTAATCAAATAATGGGAGCGGCTGCGAAAGAAAATCAAGCACTTATAGATCAACTCTCTGGGTCTACATCGAGAGTTTTACCTGGAGCTTTGGAAGGAACTCGGCCAGTTAATATTCCAGCAATTACAAACCCTCAAGGACTTCAGACTGCGGAGGAAATTCAAAGATTTGCAAATAGATCATTTCCTAATGTTCCCTTAGCCGAGAAACTTACACCGACTGCGACTGAGAAAATCGTAGGTGCTCAACAAAGAAGCCTCCAAGAAACGATTAATGCAACTCCACTGGATACTACTGAGTTTACTAAAAACGCTTTAGATAGAAAGTTGTTAAAGGAATACTATGGCGGTGGGACTAAGTTATATGGAGGCCTTCCGGTTGATAAATTTATTGAGGAAGAGACGTTGAGGAAAGGGGTCTCATCAACACTTGCGATTAGTAATGCGGTTAAAAAGTTTGGTATCTCCCCAGAAGAGGGGGTGGCGATTGTAAAGAGATTAAAAAATAGTCCTGTGGCTCCAGCAACTATGGAAGGGTTGGCCGCCGAGACTCCAGTTTATCATCAGACGTTTAAAACGAATATTGACTCAAATCTCGGACCCGCAGGGACGGAAGTTAAAACAATTCCATTGACGGTTGAGGATTTGGCTGTTAGAAACTTAGCTGAGGTTGGAAAGGATATTTCAAAGCCTTTTATTGCACAACATAAATGGGGAAATACCTTAAAGACTAATGAAAGATTGTTCTCTGAGATTGATGATGTATTGCCAGGGTTTTATAACCGGATTTACCATCCATTAAAGGAAGCAGAGAATATTGCCCATGGTAACACAATTAAATTCTTTGACGAAATGGATGCTTTGAAGGGAACTTTACCAAAGGGAGCGGGGAATAATATTGGTATAGATGCTATTGCTCAGAGGGGGAATGGAGCAGTTAGGTTGAAATCCATGGGGATTACTCCAAAGGCTTTGTCATCTGCCGAGCAACAAGCCTCTGCTCAAATCAAAAAGATTTATGATGAGACCTGGGCAAAGTTAAACGAAGGTAGGGCATTGGCAGGTTCTCAACCTATTCCATATGATGAAAACTATATGCCGTTTATGGTTAATTTTGTCGAGAAAGTTTCTGAAGGAACTGATCCGATTAAAGCAGCGGCATATTTATTTAATGCTCCGACAGAGACACCGTTTAGGTTTAAGTTTAAGTTAACTAATACCAATAGAGAGGTGGCTACTGATGCGTTTGATGTGATTAAGAATTATGTAGCGATGGCAGAACGGCATGTTAATATATCTCCTCAGTTAAAACGAATTGAGATGTTTCAAGATGGTATTGAGTTGGCTACTGGGACTAAGTTAAAACCTCTTGGAGAGATTGCACCTAATATAAACACAGCTCTTAATCATATGAGAGAGGCTATTTCTGGGGTTAAAGAACCTATGACTCCGGCGCTTAGATGGTTAACTAAACTATCTGATAACTTAGTCATTTCTACCTTGGGGGCCTATCCCAGATCGGTCGTCAATCAGATGGGTTCGCTGGCTGCTGGGAGTGCAGAGACTGGAATTAGTAATATGGTCAAAGGATTGAGCGAAATGCTCACTCCAGGGAAATGGGAAGAAGCGCATAGGTTAAGTAACGTGTTGTCTCAAAGAGTTATGGATGTGGTGTTGGAGGACTTATGGGGGAGTGGATTAAGTAAGATGTCTGCGAAAGCCAAGCACTATGCCATGATGCCATTGGAGGTTGTTGATAATTTCATGGCAACGGCGACGTGGCGAGGAGCCATGAATAGGGCAGAGCAACTGGGATTAAAAGGAAAGGATGCGGTTCAGTTTGCAGACTCTACTGTTATCAGAACCCAAGCCTCGGCGAGTTCCATTGACAGGGCTATGGCGCAAGGAACAGTAACTGGTCGAGTCGCCACGGCTTTCCAAACCTTTGCGATAGCAGATGCGAATTATATCTCAAGGTATGTATTGGGTCGGGGGAATATTAATTTTAATAAAATGGATGGGTTGAAGAAGTTGGCGACTATGACATTGGTTGGAACGGGGTTAAATTATCTCCAACGGGAGATTATTGGTATGCCTGCAGGATTGCCAGAACCTATTACAAAGTATATGGAAGCGACGGAGATGGGAGCAGGGCCAATAGAAGCCGGGGTTAAAGCCGCTGCAGAGTTCGCCCCATTTGTTCCCATTGCTGGAAGCATTGCTTTCGGTAAGATGCCTGGAGGGGCGATAGGTTCCACGGCAGGGGATTTAATCATGGGGAGGAAGAGTCCTCTTGAAGCCCTGGCTATGCTATCTGGTATTCCTGGGATGAATATTATTCAGAAGGGGTTGAAGACGGAAGAGGGGGTGGACTTCGTTCGGGGTATAAAATCTGATCTCAATTACCCTCAAGCGCCTCGGAAAGGAAAACCCTATACTTGGGGTGAAGTGTTACTTGGTAGAGAACCCGAGTTGAAACGTCACAAACAATGGAATGTTGACAAATGGATGGAGAGATAAGATGGCAAAAGTAAAGTTGTCTGGAAGAAGAGGCCGGGTGGTCTCTAAAGGAAAGAAACCCCCGGCTAATGGAGTGACTAAGCCTAAAGTTCCAGGTAAGACGAAGTTGCAGAAGTTGATTAAGTATTAAGTAAATGGGCAATCATAGATGGTTGCCCTTTTAAATGGGCCACGTCCCTGTGGCCCCCTGCGTAACGCTATTGGCCTATTTGGTCATGGGCATCACCTCCTCTTAATAACTTAATCGCAATATTAGCTTTGGAACGTAGAAATATTTCTCTAAGTTCAGCTCTTCCATAGTTTGTTTTAATAAGCGACTCAAAGAAATCCTTTTCAAACATGTCAAAGATTTCTTTAAGCGATGGGGTTGCGGGTTGGAGTTCAAATATACTGGGCATTATTTTATCTCCTCACTCCATGCAGATGTTGCGGCTTCGGTGCAACGGGGACAATCGTTGCCATAGTCAAAAACCAGATTGTGTGCTAAGCATATGTTCTTCCAATACTGAATTCTATAAGTTTCAAGTTGGAGTTGGTCAATTACATCAGTTCTCGGTTTAATTTTTTCAAAATCTTCTGGTTCCATACTGGAGCCTCCTTTTATTTAGTATTCTCCAATCTATGCTCCACTTCAATTTGTCTCAAAAACCAATTAATCCACTCTGGTTTTCTACACGCTGCAAGAATATCACCAACTGTTCCACCGGTAGGAAACTTTTTCTTAAACCATCTTGGGCCTTCTGGTCCACAAGGTCTTCGTTCCAAAATCCATTCAATAGTAATATGCCTTCCGGCTATTCTGATAGGTTTACAAACTATACGTTCTCTTATAACTTCTCGTATAGGTTCGTAATATACTGGTTCTCTATCTCCAAAACCCATACAGGGCCTCCTTTTAATCTGCTCACGTTCCATCCAGTCGACAAGACACTTTTTGTGGAAACATCTCATGGACTTCATGCTTTACGGTTTTCTTTTCTTCTTCGGGTTTGAAGATACAGTAGTAAATTTGTTTCTTGTGGCCGGTCTTTAGGGTTATTACCTCTGAGATTTCATGAGGACAGTTTAACGGGGCCATTGAGCATTTTGCTTTGTGAGAAATCCGGCCATAGTGCATGTAGTCTCGATTACGGCAGACGATTATTTTTGGGGTGGTCATTTTTAGTTCTCCATAGTTCTATGATTCGAGCTGTTGCTCCTTCTCTTAATATAACTTCTTCGGGTATAATTATAGATTTTCCGGGGTTGTTTTCCAGAAACTCTATAGCCTTAATTAAATTTTCTTTGCTTAGATCGGCAGGTTTGTTTCTTATCACCATCATCCTTGGTATCCACACTCTATAAGCAGTCGTTTGATTTTCTAAAGCAAGTCATCATAAAGACCATGCTTTACGATCTCAATGAATATTTCGGCCATCTCTGTGGCTTTGCTTTCTAATGTCAGCCGAGCGAGATTAGCTCGATATAATTCATCTTCGGAGTTATCTATGGGCGTCCAGGGGCGTTTGATGTTCATTTCTTTTGACTCCTAACTGCCTCAAGTGCGGCAAGACATATAGCATGACCGATGGATTTACGATCTTTTATTTTTCCCTTTTTATAAGGCTTTCTAAATTCAACTCGATAATATAATCCTGGTGGATCGTCAGCCTTTAATGTCACTATGTAAACCGTAGCAACAGCAAATAAAAATTCCTTTTCTATCATCCTCTCCACCACCATCATCCAGTGGTTGGCGTTGGTGAGGGAAAAGGTAGATTCATAATCATCATGAACCTGAATAACCACCCACTCTTCGTCAACATCATCCCAAAACAATTGACAAGTTTCATCAAACTGATCTTTGGTAGCTCCAAAGACCTCAACGGCCACTGCTTCAATCAGTTGCTCGTCGGTTAGGTTGTCGTTCATAAATCCTCCAACCCATCGTTAGAATTAAACTTCACCTTGCATCCAGGGCAGGTAATCATGAAGCCACGAGAAGCTTCTCGGTAGCAATATAGCCCCATCACCAAGAGTCCGATGACCAGACCAGTTGCAAAGCCCCATACCCAAAGTAAAATGAATATCATTTAATGGTTCTCCTTTTGGGTTTCTCTCACAGCTATGGCCATCGCTAAGCGAGTAAAGGCGTTATGCAAATCTTCTTCTGTTAATTCCAATCCCACACAGCGGCACGTTTCAATATGATCTCCAGCATGGGCGACGTGTTCTTCGGCTGGTATTTTTCTCCACCTCGCCTGAGGGTGTTTGTGGGCGTTGGCTTCGAGGACCTGGCCGATTATTGCAATCGCTTCGTATGGGAAATTCTCACGATATGGCATCTTTACTCTCCTTTTTCTTTTTCTTCTTATATGGACTTGAATCTTCTTCAAACGTCTCGATTAAATCAGGGAATAAAACCACCTCTTGTTTATCATATTTACAAAATCCTTCCATTACCAACTGTTCAAGGCTCTCCTCAAGTTCCACCTTTCTCATAAACTTAGAAACCCGAGTCATTATATCTCGGAGTTTTAGTTTCAAATCCCCTCGAAGTTTAGAGAGTCCGATTAAGTTTTTCTTTAGCTTTTGAATGTTTGTAAAATAAACAGTTGTTTGACCAATGCCACGGGTGGCGTGCTCACAGTCTCGAATCAAGTCGAAAGCGAGATCAAAATCAGCTATATCAATCTCGAGTTCGTTCCGTTGGGCGACAGCTAAGAGCATAGCCACTCTTTGGATAAACTGTGCCCGACGGGAGATAAAGCCTTCGACCTCAATATTATCTGTCCCTTGGGTGTATTCGGTTTCTTGGTTTATATACCATTTGGACCATTTTACTTTAGCCTCTGGTCGCCATTTAATCTCTCCGTAGAGGGAACTGATTATTTGGAGGTCATGGATTAAGTCCTCTCTAAGCATTTGATCGTCAACAGACAATGTCATTCCCTCTTTCCAAAATCGTCTTTTGGTATTATTAACCACAAGCATTCGGCCGAGAAACCCCGATCTCAAGGCGGCAGATGACAGCTCCTCGTCAATCCATTGAGGAAAACAACAGGCCCAGAAGGTGACATTCGGGTTTTCAACATAGATAAATCCACTCCCTTTGGTTCGGTATTCGTAATTTCCTTGTTTGTTAAACAGCTCGGTGAGGACAAGAGTGAGCTCTTGAATCCCAGCCGTTCGGGTTAATAGGGTGCCGAGCTCTGAGGCATATACCAAACATGGTGTTTTATACGAGATCTTTCCATTACACTCTACAGAGACTTTACTTTCGCTCATGAATTGGACAAGCCCCTGAGGGGTGATAAAGTCTTTGTAGATTGGGACTCGAAGTTGGGCGTCTCTAAGCAATTGAATCGCAATGCCCGAAGAGGTTGATTTCCCCACCCCACTTGGTCCGACAAATAAAACATAAAGGTTTGGATATGATTTATAATACCCCCAATCCATCCATATATTTCTATTTACCGCAGCGGCGAGGGTAGTTAATGCACTCCATACATGGAAAGATGTTGATGCCTCAGAGTGGCGGGTGTATTTTATATAACTCGTTAGCCAATTATCAAGGCGTCGAATGGTTATTATTTGATCGTTGTCCATATGGAGTTCCAATAATGAGTAAGTTGTGGTCAAGAGAGACTCGGAGATTAAATTTGATCTTACATAATGGACAAGTTATAACCTTTGAAAATATCCATTTGTTGGAAATGGGGGTGAAGAATCGGGAACAATGTGGACATTGGAATATGTTGTCAATAAGTTTTCCTCCGTTGCAGAGATAGCATGGGACTTCGGATCTATTCCGCTTTACTGCGTCATTGAAGCACCGAGAGTAGGAAGAACACTCTCGGTCTTCAATTAGACGTAGGAACTGGGTGTTTAGTCCACCCATGGCTTGAGCTCGCCCCAGTGAGTTCCAACCTTCGCATCACTTGGGATAACCAAAACATCACTCTGACCAAAAAACGGGTAGATCTCCAAGGGTTGATGGAGTGCCTTTTTACAAATATCATACGCGGTTTGAACGTGCTTCTCTGGAACCTCTACCAAGATAGAGTCATGAACCTGGGCGAGGATAAACGAATCCAGCTCTAAGAGCTGTGGCTCAGCGATGACAATAGCGTCGTTGGTTATCTCAGCGACGGTGCATTGAGGGAGGAAAGCATAGGCTCGACGGAAAGTGTTGTCATCTAACTTAGAGAAGAAATAACGAGACATACCCTTGGCTGTCTTTAGTGTTCGGGTCTTTCGAAGAGCCTGTTGGACGCCAGATTGGTATATCTTAATTCCTGGAAACGCTAAATGGATAGAGGCCATGATGATCTTAACCTCTGATTCCTTCTTATAAACTCCAGAGGATTTTAAAGTAATGTTCATGGTTCGGGCAGAGACGTCATAATTGGTGGCATGTACGCATACTTTAGCAAGCTGACGAAGTAACTTCGCTTCTTTGTCGTTGTTGGTTATCCGATCAAGGAGATTGTCATATTTATGGTTAAACATCTCTGCGGCCCGTTGGGTGTGGCAGTCGATTCCTGCTTGGAAGCCAGCTTTGAGGCCGGAGTCGCCACAGTAATACGCCACGGCACGAGCTTCGGCTTGGGAGAGATCGAACTCAAGAAGGGTTTTTCGTTTCATAGACATCTCCATTGAGATAAGTAATAGGAATTTTATTCTTTACTGCTAGTTCTATTTCGGCCTTTACCCCAACAGACTCCTGCCAACCAGAAAGTTTCAACACGTATAACTTACTACAAGCAGTTACAAATATCTCACCTGAGTGTTGCCAATAGGACCAATCTGTTGGAAGGTCGTGTTCAATAGCAATAGGATGACAGTGTGAAATTGGTGAATATACAGTTATTCCTTGTCTCATTAACTGAGCAACACAGGCGTTTATCTGCTCGAAGCGTTTCTGTCGAACGGTTAAATCCGGATGACTATATGGTGCTGCTAAATAGATATACATTATTCATAATCTCCCGTGAACAAAGGTCGTGCTTTCCTTGTCACATTTTGAATGTTAGAGCCACTTCCAAAATGACTCTTTGTCGAACTCAATCTTGTCGTCTCTGTGACATGAAGGTTGATACTCGTCCTGAATTTATTATCTCCATCAGTTGGGCGAGAGATGGCCGATAGTAACGAATAATCTGATCTAAGATCAAGAATTGTTCGGGCGACAACCGACTCGTTTGCAATAAGCGCAAGAGTTTCTTCGCTTGAGTCTTTGATGTTGTAGCCCAAACTACGGAGAAGGTTGACGACTTGTTGAGGGGACTTGACATTGAACGTTTCATCAACATTATACTCCAAACTTAGTCCTTCGAATTTGTCAATATAGGTCTTGGTTAGTTGGCCAAGAGGGTAGCCACATTCTTTTAAGGCTTCATTGAAGATGTCATGCTTTGGTTTTATATCTTCATAATATACTCTTTGAATTATCTCATTCCTCCTCGACTCATCAATAGAAATTCCCTTTCGATGCTGACGAATGGCCCATTTAGCAAGAGGTAATCTCTTGGTGAGGTAGTAATCCCACATATTGGCTTCGATGGCTTCAGCTTTGAGGGCCATTGCAATTTCATGGGTGCTCATAACATCTTGACAATTATATGAATATGTCTGGGCTACGTTTGTTTTGGCTTCGTTCCCTCTACCAAGGTATTTGAAATAGGACATATCTGTGTACATGGATGCGAGAAAGCCGAGGTCGTGTTTAAGCTCTGGATAGAGTAGCGAGTGTAGTATGGCTGTGTCAATGTAGAGGTTGTCTGTGAACCACAACCCGATGTCTCTATCGAGATACGAGCAATCAAACCCAACCGTCTGTCCATTAACGAAATGGCTGTTGAGAACACTATCTAACCCCTTCCAAATCTCCGCCTCTTGGTTTAAAGGATAATAAGATTGGCCTGATGTATTTGCGACAAATGGGATACACATTGCATAGTCGTCTCGATGGGTTAATCCAATACATTTTACATACTCTCGACGAAGGGTTTCGATGTCGATTGTTATTGAGGTCTCTGCGGGCATGGATTTCAATTCTTCGAGATACTCCATGACTTCAATATAGGTCGGGAAGATTTTCTCGGTTCGAATCTTGGGGGTCCAACCCTCGTCAGATACTTTCTTTGCTTTCATAAGATCGAATACGGAAATATGAAACCAAGGTTGTCTGGCATCTTTCATCTTGGAAGAGGTCATATTATAACATCTTCTGGCGTATGAAGGATGAACAATTGGTATAACAAAGCACGTATGATCTCCAATCGTGCTCTGAACAACACTACCCCGCCAGGAGGTAGAGCCTTTATGTCCAATAAGAGCGTAAAGAGGTTGATCTCCTGCTGCAATAATAACTTTAGGTTTGACAATATTGATTCGTGAATAGAGGTCATCCCACCATTGACGTAGTTCTTCGGTTGGTTCTCTCTGGCCTTTGTCATTATAGAACCCTCTAAAGTCATTCTTATCTGGTTGGTATTGGACAACATTGTCAATCCGCATGGTGTTCCAAGATAACCCCGCTCGCTCGCACATTTCTTGAAGGAATTGACCAGACCATCCGATGAAGGGCTTGCCTTTGATTCGCTCATCGGCTCCGAGGGCCTCACCTATAATCATGAGCTTGGCGTCCATGGGGCCGATTCCCTCAACTTGTCGATTTAATTTCATCTCATATCCCCCTTAACCTCAATGTCGCCAACCGGATTAAATCTTCGTTCTTCTCAATACAAAGACACTTTCGGTTTAATATCTTACACGCATCAGCGACATTGCACGAGCCTCCAAAGGGATCAAGCACCATATCTCCAGGCTCGGTGTGAAGATTAATTATCTCGGCATGAAGCCCTGGAGGTTTCTCACTCGAATGGATTCGGTTCTGATAGGCCACTTGGAACTCAATCACATTCCTTGAAGCATGGTTTAATAATGGTCTCTCTCCTTTCCAACCATAGAATATGGCTTCGTAGTTTAGGGAGTGACGAGTCTCTCGAGAGTCATGGGATAGAACGTGTTTCTTGTACCAAATTAATGGAATTATCTCAATTTTAAACCCGGCGGTTTCTAAGATTGTCTGAGCCTCAACTTGTTTCTTCGGAAGTGCAGAGTAGAACATATAAACCGCTGAGTTATCTTTCAGCTTATTATAACACATGGACATAATTTCAATAATCTTCATTACATCAAAGCCATCATCGTAGACGTCATAGGCTTCTGTTCGGTTGTCTGCGATTCGTTCCTCGAAGTGGATTCCCCATGGAGGGTCGGTGATGATGAGGTCAATTGATTCATCCTCAATTGTATCAAGATACTCTGAGGAATCTCCACAAACGATTCTCACATCCCCCTCGTCATAATCTTCAAGATCTAATATATCTGCGATCTGTTTGGCTTTGACTCGTTTGAGACGAGTTAACGCTTTGGATTTCTGTTTAGTTTCTTTAAGAGTTGGGTCGAGGATCATACCCTCGGAGAGTTGAAGGTAATGAACCACCTCGGAGGGAAAGAGACCAAGCTCGGTGGCTGTATCCCGAATGCTCCAGCCGTCTTTCCCAGGACCGGATTTTGCGATGCCAAACTTCATCGTTTGGACGGTGTGATAGGCTTTGACAAGTTCGGCGGCCTCTTGCCAGAGGAAGTCTTTCCTCCCCATGTTTTCAATGAACTCAATGAGGAGTCGTTCGGATTCAGAGAGATTGGTTCGGATATGAGCCGGAACTTCGGAGTAAGCGGCTTGTTGGTCGGAAGTTGGCTCAATATCATCCCAAGCTTCTTTGGCTCCTGTGGATAGTAGAGTATATGCCGATACTCTTCGGCCACCTGCAAGGAGATGGTATTCACTATCTATTTCCTCTACTACAATGAAGTTAAACTTAATCCCCTCGGTTGATCGGATTTTCCGACAGAGGTCGGGGATATCGCCATAGTCCTTTCGGAACCGAGAGGGAATGGTTATTTGATCAAGGGGTATTAGTTTGGTTGTTTGGGTCATTTGGTTTAGTTCTCCTTATTTCATCCAACTGTCTTAGAAGTGTTTCATTAACTTTATGTTCTTGCTTTATTCGAAATGTTAACCACCAATTTCGTGGTGATATTATAGCTCCAAGTAGGAATCCAACCATTCCACTTAGGAGGCAATAAAGTGTAGTTTTCATTCTACCACCTCCAGAGCATTGTTAATATTGCCAACCCTGCAAAGAAGTAAACAGCCGCCCGGGTCTTGGCAAAATTGGTATAATGCCTCATTTGCAGGCAGTATGCTGCGTCGATCCATAGCATACAGATTGCGAATAGACAACCTGCGGTTGAGAATGCTGTGATTAGGAAGTCTAAGATTGCCATTCCGGGTCTCCTTCTCGCAGTATCTCTAATGTGACACAATTATCGAAATCCTCGGAGATTAGGTAATTGTTGCTGTCAATGCCGGGTTGATGAGATTCATCACGACAAAGCTCATCATCATAATCAACCTCGAAGAATCGAGTCTGGCCGGCGTATGTTACTTTAATTTGGAATTTCATTTTTCAAGCTCCTTTTCCGTATTTTCTAATTGCATCGGCTTTGTCACAAAGGTAGTCCTCTTTGGCCTCAGCTTCATCAAACGGTATAAATTCTTCGCAGGTGCAATCGCCGTGTTCTTGATGGCAATTTGCACAATATTGAGGTTTTTGGTTCCATGGAGCGTCGGGGTGGAACTCGGTTCCAGGTGGGTAGTCCCAACCGAAAATGTTTCGTTTCATTTTATCTCTCCGTTAGGCTCTTCGAGCCATGGTTGGAATACATCTAAAATATAATTGTTATCAAATAATGTCTTCGGCCAATTCCGGGTGCAAAGGTCAAGGAATTGACATGGATGGTTAATCGTGAAGTAACACTTCGATGTGTTGGTTGGAAATTGTTCCCAGAGATTTTGTTTAAATGTGAGTTCAATATTCTCTTCAAACGAGTTCTCAGAGAGGAGATTGGTTTGATTTCGATATCTGATTATTTCTTCTCCTATTATTGTTATTTCTCTGATAAACTGTTCAATCTCCCATTCCAAGATTGGAATTCGGAGGGAGTCAATACATGGATATGGATCTCCCTTTCGGCCTTGTTTTTGAGGGAAAACCCCAATACCGAGGAGAGTAACTGCGCTGGCGTCATTCGCCCAGGCGTAGCCTCGGATAGAGTTATGGCCCCACCATTGGGAGAGGTAAGGAAGGGAATTGCCATGAGCATTATAAAGATAATATGTTGTTTTCCACTCCCCTATCTCTCCATTGTCAAACTTCCTATCACATCGACCGGCGTAGATTATGTTGTCTGAGAGTTGACGGGTGAATGAGATTTCCATGGAGCCTTTTTCTTGAATTACAAATTTCCAACCTTTTTGTTTTATGTATCGTTGGTAATTGGTTAGTAACTCTCTTGCCCGGTTTAATGTCCTCACTTTATCATCCGGGAAGGAGAACATTTCGGTGAAAGTATTCATCGCGAGGTCGAGATCATTAGTCAGGTCAATTATTTCACTTGACCGATGGAAAGCGCTTCCAAAACCAAAGGACGCTGAGTCCGGCGTCGCCTTTCTCGTGCCTAAAATGTGCCGTGCGAGATATTCTCGCTTGCAGTTTTGCCAAGAAGCTCGTTGGGAATGGTCGAGGGGGAGCATGATTTAATCTTCCTCCATAAATTTAATAAACTCTTCAATCTCATTAAAAAGTTGGTATCTTCTATCAATTCGAGCAATACGAGCTTTGATTTCTTTATCTCTGTCAATACAATATAAATCAATCTGAGCTGCCTTCAATGTTTCAATGTTGGGCAAGTCATAATCTCCTTTCGGCCAGTGCCATGAATGCTTCCAATTTCCAGCATCGGTAAACTCTTTAGCTCTTTCATATAATTCTTGTGTCTTCGATGCCATTTCAATCTCCATATAGGGCTAAAGCCCTAAGAACCGTTGGACTTGGGCTTTCCATTTTATTATTCGCTTTTTCTTTCTTGAGAAGGGTGACTTCTTCTCTAAGTTTGTCATTCTCGTCCATCAGGGCTTCGATGACCTTGAGAAGGTTTTCTTTAGATAAGTTCTTTGATGGGGTTGGTTTCATTGTTTTAAACTCCTATTTATACGCATTAATTCCGATTTTAACTCCATCACCCACGTCTATATTTCCCTCTGTTGAGGCGACGATGGTTGTCTTGCCACTTTTACTTGGTCCAAAGGTTTTAGAGAGATCAATGGTTATATGGAGAAGAGTCTTTTCTTTTTTAATTTCGATGTTTTTCATTTTAAATTCTCCTTTATTTGTTTATCTTTTAAACAATCTCCTCGACCCCTTCCATTCTCATACAATGGCCCCACCATCTGTCCTCATGATCTGATATACACCTTGGGCACCATTGAATGGTGGAGTTGAGATATGGAGAATTGGGAAGGTGTTGCATGAGCCCAGAGTATCTCTTTCCACACCCATTACATTTTATCTCCGTTCGTGAGAATAGCCAGGGGTCTTTTTCAAAATCCATGGTCGGAAGCCCGATAGTATCAAGGGCTTCGATTAATTGGTCAATGTCGAGATCGTCATTCATTTGCTCGATGTCAAAGTCTTTCATTTTGCTCATGGTTTAAACCTCCTTGTGGGGGTTTCCCCACAGGATTAGATTATAAATTCCAGGGGCAGGATTCAATAACAACAAATGGCTATCTACCTGCTTGTATTATAGGGTAGGCGTGGAGTGGCGACGCCTCGTTTTGCACTAAACCTGCCAGCCTTACCATACTCATCTGGACTGGTTCGCCCGCGCCGTATCGTTTACCACCGGGTTCAATCCCCTATATTTGATTACCCGGTTCCCGCCGGGCCGCCCTGGAAACTTGTTAATTTCTTTTACTCCGGCCAACAAGTAGTTATCTGAACTCTCTCTTTACTCGGGTCTTTTCGGTTCTTCACCATCCGAGCGGAAGCGTTAAACTGAAGCCCGATTAATTTATCCAGGTCAATATCCCCATCAGTGAGGTAATCATCAAGAATGATAATCTCTCCATTTTCTTTCATCCCGGCTCCAATATCACCTAAGAATTGGAAGAGGAAGGTTGAGGGATCATAGGTCTTCTTCGCCAGGGCGATTTTGGCTTCCGAGGCGTCGAACATCAAACTATGGAAATGGACCTTCCCTGCAAATTCCTTCGGTTCAAGAACAACCAATTTAAAATTGACAAAATCCATCCAGACATCGGAAGAACTTTTCTTCTTTAGTTCTGGATAATGGTCTTTTATCTCATTAAACTCTTCGTCACTCATGGTGAACCTTCTTGTCCAGCCATTTTCCCCCGGAGCTTGAATCTCAAACAAATAATCCCCTGGGGTTAAGTCCTCAAATACCTTCTTCCTTGGGCCAAGACCGCTTAATCTACTCATAAATCATCTCCTTCTTGCTCGATTTCGTCGAGCAACTTTTGTAATTCCTCCATGGAGGATGGTTTTGGTTCCTTACTCGCTTTCTTTTGTTTAACTTTAATAGTCTCTCGGTTGATACGGAGCTTTTGGAGCTCGTTGATTAAATCCTCTCTTAGGGGCACATTATTCTTCCTCCCACTCTGTTAAATACATGGCGTGAATGATACCAAGACAGGAATACAGTTGGATTACTTGTTCTTTGTTTAAGAATACTCTGGTATGAGTTCCTCCTTTCTCGTTAATTATAAATGAATTGGTTGGGGTTTTTTCATTATAAACTACTTTAATACTTTGAATGTCTACATTATAAATTACACTTTGCATTTCTTATTTCTCCTTTCCAAAAGCATCAAGTATCAGCTTCCAATCTTGGGTCCAGTCATTTGAGAGCGTTACCCGCTCTGGCAGCATGTGAGAGTTATCTTTGGCCTCGTAGTATTGAGAGCCATAAAAGTGGATTACTAATTCCTCCTTTCCTTCAGAGATTGGGATGGTGCTCAAGTCTGCCCGAGCGTCTTTCGGTGGACTTATTGTCTTTCCCGTTTCCTTGTTCATAAATCCAATGATGTCAAAAGTTTCCATGGTTTGTCGATAAGCTCCCCGAGGTCCACCCCCAGGGATTGCAGGGACGTAACGAGAGAAGGGAACATTCTTTATCTTCACCTCTACCATATTTGTGTGGGACGTTGCGAGGAATAGTTTATCAGACGAAGCTCTTCTCAAATCTCTGATCCAATAAATATATTCCTTAGTGAGTTTGCTCCATGTCTTCCCCATATCATTTTTATCCGCAGGGTGGCCTTCTCTTTTCACAAAGTCCTCGAAGAGTAGATCATGGAAAATGTTTAGATTGTCAATTCCCAGACCTGAATATTTCTTAGGGAACTCTTTTTGGATTGTTTTGAGGAAGTCGAGAGCTTGTCTCCAATTCTCAATGTTGATGATATAGCCAGGGAGAGCTTTACATGAGTAATCTGGGTCGATGATGAGTAGATCGGGAACTGAGCAGAGTAAACTGCTCTTTCCAATTCCATCATTCGATCCATCGAATAGCCAATTGAAGCTCTCGGGGGTTATCCTTGGGGATTGTTTGGTTTGAGGAAGGTCCATTTATTCTCCTTTTCTTGGTTGGAGGATTAATTTAATTGTTCTTAATGCATCGCCGTCTTGGATTAATTGAGTTATGTCAAACATCAACATGTCTATTTCCTCTCTGGAGAGAGGGGTTGCTTTCTCGGGATATTTAATACTTTGCTCGCAGAACCTAAATGCTGTTTCGTGGTAATCTCCGTTACATGTATAAAAGATTACATGGATACTCGGTTCAGGAGGCTCATTATATTCCAAAGGCTCTTTTAACCCTATACACCCACATTCAAACCTGACGATTGAGTTCATTTTATTTAACCCCTCTTCTTGGAACAAGGTCAATGTTGAGTTGATGGAAAGTAGTTGGCAATTCACTCCATATTTCTGCTGCGATTGAGATATACTTAATTCTCGTTGGTCCGTTTTGATACAATGCCGTGTATTTATTCCAGCAATAGTTCTTAACCTGTCGAGTATATTTCACTCGACTTTGGGCATTGTTAAATAGACGTTTAGCCGCCAGATGGGGGTGGTTTTCAATATAAGCAGCTAAATCCATCAATTCTTCTTTGTTTAGATCGTCAAGGCATTTCATCTTTATTTCACCTCCTTTAATATCCCACCTTCCATCTTCCCACTTGCATACCATTTATGGGGTTTCGGATAGTGTGGACCTTCTAAGTAAACAACTCCGGTGAAGTTGCTTAGGTCGCCACCTAATCCGGGGTTATAGCATCTCACCTCTTGTCCTTCGGACAGGGCGAGTTTTAATTCTTTTTTCGTTTTGAAGTTGATCGTGGTGTAACTCATTTATTCTTCTCCTTGTCTTTTCTTCCATGGACAGTTTCCAACCTTGTGGATTGTTTTAAAATATCTGACTTTATATCCCCTTAAGTCCTCACAAATACAAACCGTGTCTTTTTTACATGAGAGCTTAACCTTACTGCATGGAGTGTCGAGGAAGTGTTTGATATAGGTATAATTATTTTTCTTCCAGCTCCTAAACGTCTTTGGCGTTTTGTTTTGATACGCACAGGTTCTAAAATTACTCGAGAAGAATTGACCATAGTCGAGAGGATTATTAAAGTCAGTCATTGCTAACTTTCTCGCTTGTGTCTCAAACTCATAATAGAGCGTCCAATATTCTTCTTCTGAGATCTCTTCGATTTTAAGCTTTTGTTTCATCTCATTCCACCTCACTGAGCAATCTTTTCAGCTCGTTTTTATCAACCATTTGGATTGATTGTTTATCTTGCCGATATTTTTTCGGCGTGCCTTTTACGTTGTTTCCAAATTCCTCAAATTTGTTTACTTTATAAACAGATTCCCTATCCTCCTCCCGTATTGAGATTAAAAGTTTAATTTCCAAGCTTACAATTTCATCTTGGAGAAATTTGAGAGATTTCCTTTTCTCTCGGAGGGATTGACGAATTGATTCAGAAACTGAGATCTCCATTTTAAATATTCTCCGTAATAAAATCTAAGCAATTTCGATTAAGTTGAATTAAGTCTTTTATTGTCTTTTCCCACCTACCCGGTCTTTCCTCCCAATTCATTAGTTGCCACTCAACCTCTTGTAAATACTTCTCGGTGTCGGCGATAATGTCTTGATCATACTCTGGAGGGTATCCGGGATCGTATGTTGGATTATGAGGGTATGACATATCCTTTTACCTTTCTTTTTGGGGTTTTGTTTGTAGGGATAACACCATATAAAATCTCTTCGATGGTAATCCGCTGTTGGGGTGTTAATTGAAATAGACATTTACAAGAAATTCTTAATGTCTCCAGGTTCTTTTGGGCAGTCATCCGTGATAATGTTCTGAAAAATAATGTTGTGTTCATTTTCAATCTCCATTCCTTTCTTTTAATATTTGGGTTTCCAAACTTGTGAGGGGTTCATCCTGTAAAGTAAGCTTTTGTGAATATGTTACCCATCTTATAATTTTTCTTCGTCGGGAATTCCATTCTTTTTCGGTTACTGATAGATATTGAGAAACATTTTCTTGTTTGCTTGGTTTAGTATTTTTTGTAGGTGGGTGTAATTCTTTAATTGGGATAATCTGTTTCCAATTTTGCAAACAGATTTCTTCTGTTATTTGATATATTCTTCTGTCATAAACAAACCATTCACCGTATAAATTATCTTTATAGAAATTGTCATGCAGGAAGGTTTCAATCTGTTTTGCTTTTTCAATCGAATTAAATTGAAACCCAAAAAATAGCAATTTTGTTGTTATAATCCTTTGTAATTGATACATTCTCGATTGAATATTTGTTGTTCTTCCTATTTTCATAAATGTGCAGTCTGTAGCTACTGCAAAATATACATAACAGGGTTTACATTTCTGTTTCATTATCATTATTTCCTTGCCTACTATTCTCAATTAGCTTTTCCAACCTTGCCAGGTCTATAAAAATCATTCCCTGGATTTTAATAAATAACTCTGGATTAATTCCATTAGCACTCCATTTATATAGTGTTGATTTTTTGATTATTAAATCATCGGCTTTTGATAAACGGATTAGATTTTCCATAGTGAATCCTATTTGTTTAATTTATTTAATTGGTTATTGCCAGGAATTACATATATAAGGAATGCAAGATATGAGCCAATTGGAGATTTTTTGAAAAGAAACGAAAAGATTTATCTAACTTATTGATTTTATTGATTTCTTTTTTTAGAGTAGTATTTTTTTACTTCTCTTTTCAGAGCTATTCGAGATTATTACAATCTTGTAAAAGTTGGGTAAATTATCGCAAAATTTTTATACTCTTTTAAGTTATTGAAAAGATTAGATAAAACGAGATGATTTCTTATTTGGTTTACATAACTCCGGCAATTAGTTCAATTTTTTAAACCTTTACTTTTTATCCCGATTAATCACGTACCCTTATTATATAGCAATTTTTCTCTACTCCTCTGGGAATTAAAAATTAATATCAACAATTTTAATACCTTATATTTGTATCTCCATAGC